TCCATGTCCATTTCTGCGGCATCCAGCCAGGATACCCGTCCTCGCTGACGTAATATCCCAGCGCCGCACCGCTGTCATTAATCTGCACACCGGCACGGCAGTTCCGGCTGTCGCCGGTATTGTTCGGGTTGCTGATGCGCTTCGGGCTGACCATCCGGAACTGTGTCCGGAACAGTCGCGAGGGACGGGTATCCCAGGTGGCCTGAACGAACAGTTCACCGTTAAAGGCGTGCATGGCCACACCTTCCCGAATCATCATGGTAAACGTGCGTTTTCGCTCAACGTCAATGCAGCAACAGTCATCTTCGGCAAACTCTTTCCATGCCGCTTCAACCTCGCGGGAAAAGGCACGGGCTTCTTCCTCCCCGATGCCCAGATAGCGCCAGCTTGGGCGATGACTGAGTCGGAAAAAAGACCCGACGATATGATCCTGATGCAACTGGATGGCGTTGGCGGCATAGCCGTTATTGCGTACCAGATCGTCTGCGCGGGCATTGCCACGGGTAAAGTTGGGCAGCAGGGCTGCATCCACACTTTCACCCGGTGGGTTCCACGCCCGCAACTGCCCACCAAATCCGCTGCCACCGCCGTGATAACCGGCATATTCACGCAGCGATGTCATGCCGTCCGGCCCCAGAAGGGTGGGAATGGTGGACATTTTCATACATAAAATCCTGCTGGTCCCCTGCGTCGCTGTGTCATGCCGGTCTGCACTTCCAGCTCAGCAATGTATTTTTTCAGGTCAGACACGGAAGTGGTCGTAAACTCCACTCGCCGTCCGTCTTTCTGTACCGTTGCCACCCGTTTTCCTGTCATCAGGTCATGCAGTGCCGCACGGGCAGCGGCAAGTTCTTCCTGTCGCGTCATTCATCCTCTCCGGATAAGGCACGGGCGTATTCTGCCAGTGTTTTCTTGTTGGTTGCTGCACCATCCTCTTCCTGCAGGCTCGCCAGCAGTGCACTGAGATCCAGCTGCCAGCGGGAAATACTGATGCGCAGCGCCGCCAGCGCATAAACGAAGCAGTCGAGCGCCTCATTGCGTCGCTTTTTGCTGTCCCACAGTATTTTTTTCCTGCCATCCACCCATTTTTCGACCTGCTCTTCAGCAGTCAGTTGCTGCGCTTCGGTAAGATCAAAAATATCCGGGTTATTCGGGAAGTGAACGGCACCGGGAAGCGGTTCATCCCCTTCCGGCGTCAGTGTGAAGCGGTTATAAATCTGCTCTTTCGCGGTATCCGTACCGATTTCGGTAAGGTAAACCCCGTTTTTGTTTCGCTTACGTGGCATGCTGGCCACCGGCTTTCCGTAGACGGATGCCCCTTTAATGGGGATCACCCGGAACAGCCCATGTTTTTTCGAGCGTTCATACACAATGGTCGGGTCAATCCCGCCAGTATCCCAGCAGATACGGGATACCGACATTTCTGCACCATTCCGGCGGGTATAGGTTTTATTGATGGCCTCATCCACACGCAGCAGCGTCTGTTCATCGTCGTGGCGGCCCATAATAATCTGCCGGTCAATCAGCCAGCTTTCCTCACCCGGCCCCCATCCCCATACGCGCATTTCGTAGCGGTCCAGCTGGGAGTCGATACCGGCGGTCAGGTAAGCCACACGATCAGGAACGGGCGCTGAATAATACTCTTTCCGCTCTGCCATCACTTCAGCATCCGGACGTTCGCCGATTTTCGCTTCCCACGTCTCACCGAGCGTGGTGTTCACGAAGGTTTTACGTTTTCCCGTATCCCCTTTCGTCTTCATCCAGTCTTTGACAATCTGCACCCAGGTGGTGAACGGGCTGTACGCCGTCCAGATGTGAAAGGTCACACTGTCAGGCGGTTCAATCTCTTCACCGGATGACGAAAACCAGAGAATGCCATCACGGGTCCAGATCCCGGTCTTTTCGCAGATATAACGGGCATCAGTAAAGTCCAGCTCCTGCTGGCGGATGACGCAGGCATTATGCTCGCAGAGATAAAACACGCTGGAGGGGTCATCCGGCGTCCATTTGAGGCCAAACGGCGTCTCTTTGTCGCCAAATTTAAGATACTGCTCCTCCCCGCAGTGCGGGCAGGCAACATGAAAACGCATAAAATGCGGGGATTCACTGGCTGCACGCTCAATCTGGCAGGTGCCTCTCACTTTGGGCGTGGAGCCACGGATGGACTTTGGCCAGACCGAGCCTTCAATACGCTTATCGCCCAGGAACGTCGGAGAGCCTTCCTGTTCAATATCCTCATCAAAGGCAGCCAGTTCATCATAACCCGCCACATCCACCGACTTTTCACGGTAGTTTTTTGCCGCTTTACCGCCCAGGCACCAGAAGCCACGACCATTGGAAAAACGCTTCATAGTGAGCGTGTTATCCCGGTGCTTTTTGCCATACCACGGAGCCAGCGCCAGCAGCGACGGAATATCGCGGATGGTCGGCTCAACGTGGGTTTTCATAAAGTTCTCGGCATCACCATCCGTCGGCAACCAGATAAGTGTGTTGCGCTGCTTATGCTCTATGAAGTAGGCATAAACACCCAGCAGCATTTTGGAATAACCAACACGGGCAGACTTCACCACATTCACCTCGCGGATGTAGTCGCTGCCCATCGCATTCATGATGGCCCGCTGAAAGGGCAGTGTTTCCCAGCGCCCTTCCTGGTATGCGGATTCTTTCGGGAGATAGTAATTGGTATCCGCCCATTCAACGGCGGTCTGTGGCTCCGGCCTGAACAGTGAGCGAAGCCCGGCGCGGACAAAATGCCGCAGCCTGTTAACCTGACTGTTCGATATATTCACTCAGCAACCCCGGTATCAGTTCATCCAGCGCGGCTGCTTTGTTCATGGCTTTGATGATATCCCGTTTCAGGAAATCAACATGTCGGTTTTCCAGTTCCGGAAAACGCCGCTGCACCGACAGGGGGATCCCGTCGAGAATACTGGCAATTTCACCTGCGATCCGCGACAGCACGAAAGTACAGAATGCGGTTTCCACCACTTCAGCGGAGTCTCTGGCATTTTTCAGCTCCTGTGCGTCGGCCTGCGCACGCGTAAGTCGATGGCGTTCGTACTCAATAGTCCCTGGCTGGAGATCTGTCTCGCTGGCCTGCCGCAGTTCTTCAACTTCCCGGCGCAGCTTTTCGTTCTCAATTTCAGCATCCCTTTCGGCATACCATTTTATGACGGCGGCAGAGTCATAAAGCACCTCATTACCCTTGCCACCGCCTCGCAGAACGGGCATTCCCTGTTCCTGCCAGTTCTGAATGGTACGGATACTCGCACCGAAAATGTCAGCCAGCTGCTTTTTGTTGACTTCCATTGTTCATTCCACGGACAAAAACAGAGAAAGGAAACGACAGAGGCCAAAAAGCTCGTTTTCAGCACCTGTCGTTTCCTTTCTTTTCAGGGGGTGTTTTAAATAAAAACATTAGGTTACGGCGAAGAAGAACGGAAACGCCTTAAACCGGAAAATTTTCATAAATAGCGAAAACCCGCGAGGTCGCCGCCCCGTAACCTGTCGGATCGCCGGAAAGGACCCGCGAAAATGATAATGGTTATCAGTTGCAGCAAATCCAGTTTCTTCCACCATCGCACCGGACCAGCGACCATGAGGGGACAACGCCGCGCTCCGTTTACGCGGTAAACCCCGGTGTGTATCGTTTTTGATTATCCCCGCACACTCGCGCAGAGTAGTCTCCCTGTCGGGCTGCGGTCTCTGTTAATGAGGGAATACAGCGACGATACGGCGCATCAGCAAAACTTAGTTCAGGCACTGAGTGCGGATATAGTCCTGTGCCCCTTCCAGCTGCTTCTGCATTGTCATCAACCGTTCTCTGAGGATGAAATAATCCCGTGTAACGGTGTCTGCCAGTTGGGGGCCGGTTGCATTATCCACGCGGGCGGTGCCGGTGGCTTCACGCACGGGACCTGGACAGGTGGCGTTGATCCGCAGGCTGCGGTGACCAGCGGCAACGTCAGCGCGAAGAGTTTCATTTTCAGCTCTCGCATCGGCTAATTCCCTCGAGTATCTGGCATCAAGTGCAGCAACATCACGCTGGCGCTGCTGCATATCAGTAATGGTTGCATTTGCCAGCTCCAGCTCACTGACTTTTTTATCGCGCTGCTCTTTGTAGGTTATGGCGTTATCACGGTAATGATTCAGCCCCAGACTAAGCGCACCACAGGCCACCAGCAGGGCAATGATGACCACGCACAGTACGCGGTTCATTTCACCACCAGCGTATCTGACCGATGAAATAACCGGAGGCCATAATCACAAACACCCGCCAGATAAGAATGAACTTCCAGGTAGATAATTTTTCAGCCATCACTCGAATCTCCCGAATCAGTTTGCTAAAATCAAACACACTTTCTCCTTTGACTTTTCCAGAGTCAGGAAACACAAAACCCCGCTTGCAGCCAACAAACGGGGTTTTTACTTTTATTCACTTAGTTTTTGTCAGTTCGCAGGATTTCGTGTTATCCGTCCGTGTGAGCAAACCTCATTTTTCAGCAAAATATTCTTCTTATCTGTCGATTCCCCAGCACGCCAGCGCGCTCTCCTGGTCACGACGGGATACCTGACCGTAACAGTTGTTTGAACGAATACGGCAGTCTCTGCCACCGTCCTTAATCCACCAGCGAATCGCTTCGCAGGCACCTTTTCGATCACCTGCATTAATTCGTCTGTAAAACGTCGACGGGAAACACTTACCGGGACCAATGTTGTACGGACAGAATGACGCGATCCCCGCTTTCTGGGGTTCGGTCAGCGGCACTTTGATGTTTTTCTCCACCCATGCCAGCGCCTTATCACGCTCAATGGCGTTAACCCGGTCGCATTTTTCCTTCGACAACTTCATGCCCGGAACGACAGGTTTACCATCCACCAAGATGGCACCGCGGCAGATGGTCCAGATACCCGCACCATCACGGTATGCCGTGGTGTGGTTACCTTCCTTTTCATCCAGAAACTGGTCGAGGATTTCAGGCGCAGACGCCCCTGCACCAATCAGCGCCAGAACGGCAGCCGACAGGCCGTATCTGATTTTTGCGTTCATGGATATTTATCAGGATTTATCGATTTCAAATCCCTGGATATGTTAAGTCTTCAGGCCAGCGGTGGAGTCTTCAGAGAACCAGTAATTATTCCCGGTAGTTTTCCTCTGTAGGTTATCAACACATCCTGCGCCTCTAAAATGATGGGCCGCTTTTCCGGCAACGGACCATCCCCTTCACATAACCCGGCAGCAACATCCATGAAAAACTGCTTCGCCTGCTTTTTCGCCTCAGCTTCGTAAAACTCCAGCGTGGCTCCTTCAGTACGGTCAAGACTAATCGCCACATCTGGCAACAACAGTGACGGATACCCACCAATTTCCAGTGCCACAGTAACAGTAATCTTATCCGGGTAATTATTTATCCCTTTAACAACCAGTTCGTATTTTTTCTTCATCGCTTTACTCTCCCCGCGCCGCCTTACGACGGTCCTCTCTGATTTTGAAATACAGGTTAGTAAGATACGTCAGCAGGCCAAACAGCAGACTCCCCAGCACACCTATCGCCACCCACTGGGACGGAGAGACTTTGTCCAGCAGCTGCAGTAACCAGTATCCCGTCCCCACCGCTGACGTGGTGTATGACACACCCGTTGTGATTTTTTCCATCTGGTACATACCCCGTCTCCCGTTATCCGTAACCGGCTCATTTAAACCGTCTGGTCTGTTTCCTCCGGCTCTACAAAAATAATGTCCATCATTTTTAATGGACACTATCGTATGAAACACCGGACCTGGATCACTGAAGCTTTACGTCTTCACCG